TGACGTGTGGGGCGACGTGACCGCCTGGTGCCGCGCGAACGGCGACAACCCGCTGCTGCGGATCGCCCTGTGCGGCTACGACGGTGCGCCGGGTGTGCCGGAGGGGTGGCGCCTGCTGCCGTGGGATACGACCGGATGGCACGGTGGCGGATACGGGAATCAGGGAAAGGGCGCGGGGCGCGTCAACCGCGGTCGAGAGTGCGTGTGGTTCAGCCCCGCGTGTCTTGAGCCGCAAGGTAGGCTGCTATGACACCGCCCGTCGACCTCCGCACCATCCGCCACGCCCTGCGCCCTGACCCCATCCTCGACCCTGCGACGTGGGCCGACGCGCACCGCGTGCTGACGACCGCCGAGACGGCCACGCCGGGGCAGTGGCGCACTGAGCGCACGCCGTACCTGCGAGAGCCGATGCAGCGGCTGGCGGCGCATGACCCTACCCCGCGCGTTGTGCTGATGTTCCCGTCCCAGGTCGGCAAGACCGAGGTGGCGCTGAACTGGCTGGGCTACACCATCGGCGCGAGCCCGTGCCCGTTCATGATGCTGCAGCCGACGGTTGGCGACGCCGAGACGGTGAGCAAGCAGCGCATCAAGCACCTCGTCGAGACGGCCAGCCTGCGCGGGCTGGTGGCCGACCCGCGCGCGCGCGACAGCGGAAACACGACGCTCGCGAAGGAGTTTCCTGGCGGCATCCTCTACATGGTCGGCTCGAACAGCCCTGCTGGTCTGGCCGGAAAGCCGATGGGAAGGCTGCATGCCGACGAGCCAGACCGCTACCCACCATCGGCGGGAAGCGAGGGAGACCCGCTTGAGCTCGCCCGAAAGCGCCTGTCCTCCTGGGGCGCGCGAAGCAAGGAGCTTGTCACCTCAACGCCGACGGTGAAGGACGCGAGCCGCATCGAAGCGGAGTACAACGCCAGCAGCCGCGGCGTCTGGGAGATGCCGTGCCCACACTGCGGAACATACCACGCGCTTACGTGGGCGTGCCTGCACTGGACCGGCGAACCTGCCGAGCCGGAGACGTTCGACGCCTGGTGTGAGTGCCCGGCGTGCGGCGGTCGCATCGTCGAGACAGACAAGGCGGCGATGTTGCCGGCGGGGCGGTGGAAACACGAACGTCCAGAACGACTTGCTACGTGCTGGGGCGGGACAATGACCGCGCTTTCTGCGCCGGTCGGCGGTGTGCAGTGGCGCGTGCTGGTGGGTGAGTGGCTGGCCGCGACGGCGCGCGCGAAGGTGGGCGACACGGCTGCACTGCGCACCTTCGTCAACACCCGCCTGGCCGAGACCTGGGAAGACCGCGGTGAACAGGTCGACGCAAGCACCGTCCAGAGCCGCGTCGAACGTATCGACGTGCAGGCCCTGCCGGAGCGCGTGCGCATGGTGACGGCCGGCGTTGACGTGCAGGACGACCGCCTTGAGGTGGAGGTAGTAGCCTGGGCCGCGGGGATGGAGTCGTGGTCACTCGGCTACTTCGTCATCCCGACCGACCCGCTGGACGCCGAGACCTGGAAGGCACTGACGGCCATCCGCCGGCAGGCGTACCGCACGCAGACAGGCCAGGTGCTGCGCGTCGCAGCGTGCGCCATCGACACGGGCTACCGCACGCAGGCGGTCTACGACTACGCGCGCACCTACGCGCGAGAGCGCGTGTTCGCCATCAAAGGCAACGACCAGCGCAGCAAGACGATCTGGGAGGCGAAGGTCAGAAAGGGCGGCAAGGCGAAGGACAAGGGACGCTTTCACCTCGTGGCCGTCAACGACGCGAAGGACGCCGTGGCGCGCTACTTCAAGATCACAGCCGCGGGCCCCGGCTACTGCCACGTGCCCGACGACCGCGACGCAAGTTGGTTCGAGCAGCTTACGGCCGAACACCGCACGAAGATCAGGAAGGACGGGCGCGACGTCTGGGTGTGGAGGAAGCGCGCCGAGCACCTGCGCAATGAGGCGTTGGACTGCCGCGTCTACGCGCTGGCGGCCTGCCACGCAATGTTGACAGCCGGCGTCAGCCTCGGAGCGGTGCAATCGGCAGAGCCGGCTGCGGTGGTCGTGCCGCAGGTGCAACCGATTGCAGTACCGACGCCGACTCTTGACACGCCGCCACCAACGCGGCACGATGTAGGCGCCCGTCGTGTATCCCGTCAGGGGCTCGACGGGACCTCCGACTGGTAGGAGGCCGACATGGCCTGGACGACGACGGACCTGGCCGCCATCGACGCCGCCATCGCGACCGGCGCTACCGAGGTGCGGCATGGCGAGAAGACGATCAAGTATCGCGACCTGGCCGAAATGAAACAGACGCGCGACATGATCCAGCAAAGCCTGCAGGCGCCGAAGCAGCGGCGGTGCACGCTTGCCACGTTCGAGCGTGACCTGTGAGCCGGCGACGCGCCGGGCAGGCGCCCGCCAAGCAGGAACAGACGACGGAGCCGAAGCGCCGGCAACGGCTGGCCTACGACGGCGCGAGCCGCAAGCGCATCGTCGAGAAGTGGCTGCCGACCGGCGCAGACGCCGACAGCGAGGTCGGCGCGTCGTCGCTGATGACCTATCGCGCCCGCGACATGGTGCGGAACGATGGGCGGGCGGCCCAGGCCGTGCGGCAGATTGCCCTGCACATCGTCGGCACCGGCATCCGCCCGCATACCGCCATCGCCGACGATGCGGCGACAAAGCGCGCCATCGCACTGTGGGAAGAGTGGGGCAAGGTCTGCTGCAGCGGCTCGGGCCTAAGCATCTACGGGCATCAACTGCAGATGCTCGCGGCGATGCTCGAATCCGGCGAGGCCCTCGTGCGCCGACGCCCGCGGCGCATGGCCGACGGCCTGCCGGTGCCGCTGCAACTGCAGCCGATGGAGTCCGACTTCATCGACTCGCTCAAGACCGAGATCCTGATCGGGCGCACGGTCGACGGCATTGCCTACGAGGCCGGAGAGATCGTGCAGGGCGTAGAGTTCGACTTCATCGGGTGGCTTGTCGCCTACTGGCTTTTCTCGCGGCACCCCGGCAACGTCTACGGCGCGGGCGCGCAGACGTCGCAGCGCGTGTCGGCCGACGACGTTATCCACCTGTACCCGGAGCCGTTCGCGCGCATCGGGCAGACCCGGGGCGTGTCGTGGCTGGCGCCAGTGCTGATCCGCCTGCGGCAGTTGGCCGACTACGAGCTGACCGAGGGCGTGCGCAAGAAGATCGCGGCGACGCAAGCCATCGTGGTCACGGGTCGCGAACGGTCTGTAGATGCTGACGCCACCGACGCCGACACCTTGAGCGGCGAGGTGCTGACCGACAGTGACGGCGCGCGCGTCGAGACCATCCGACCAGGGATGATCGCCTACGCCGCGGAAGAGTCCGACGTCAAGCTGATCACGCCGCCCGTCGATCAGTCATACCCGGCTCACCTCGAGGTCGAACTGCACCAGATCGCGGCGGGGCTCGGTTTGCCGTATGAACTGCTCACCGGCGACCTGTCGAAGGTGAACTATTCCAGCATCCGCTACGGGATGCTTGCCTTCCGCCGCCTGTGCACGACCATCCGCGATCTGATCGTCGTTCCGCTTCTTTGCCAGCGTGAGTGGCAGTGGTTCACTGATGCTGCCATAGCGGCGGGCGCACTTCCCGACCGCGCGTATCCCGTCGTCTGGCGCGCTCCTGCGTGGGAAGAGGTCGACCGCCGCAAGGAGGCCGACGCCGACGTGGCCGAGATTCGCGGTGGCCTGACGACGCTTCACGATGTGCTTGCCCGCCGCGGCGAGGAATACGACGCGACGATGGACACCATCGAGGCCGAGCGTGCCGACCTGGCCAGCCGCGGAATCATCCTCGACAGTCTCCCGCAGCCTCCCGCGCCAAACGCTTCCAGCGCTTCGGAACCGGACGCCGACGACGCCTGAGTGTCACGCCTTGTGACATACCAGTAACGAAACGATACAAAAACCGCTTGACGGCTCTCCGTTAGTCGGCTACCGATAAAGGCGGATGGGATCTTGTATCGCGGTGATACACATGCCCGAGCGCCTGGAAAACCGAATCGAACGCCTGAGCCTGGAAGACCGCGCGACGCTGCAGCCGTCCACCTGGGATGCTGATGCGCGCACGCTGGACGTGCTCGTCTACGGCGGCGAGGCGGTGCAGCGCGGCGGATTCTGGACAGACCCCTACATGCTGCAGTTCGCGCTGCAGGCCGATGCGGTCGATCTGTCCCGTTTGAACTCCGGCACCGCACCGCTCACCAACGGACACGTCGACTACAGCGACACGGCCGCGCTCATGGGCTCGTTCGTGGCGGGCTCCGTGAAGCTCGGCGCTGATGGCCTTACCGGCAAGGTGCGGCTGCGCGACGTGTCGGCCTTGAGCCCGGACAACCCGCTACGGATGGCGGTCGACGCCGCCGCTGCCGGCGACCTCCGCAACGTGTCGATGGACGTCGAGATCCTGTCGCGCACCATCGAAGAGCGCGAGGGAGACCTCGACTTGCACACGGCAACCCGCTGGCAGCCGATGGCCGCCGCGATGGTACTCGTTGGCGCTTCCGCCTCGGCGCAGACCCTGGCGGCTAACCATGGGGCGGGTGCCCCGCAGAAGGAGACTCAGACCATGGACCAGACCCGGACCCCCGACGCTCCCGCCCCGGTGGTCGACCTCGCCAAGGTGCGCGAGGAAGCCGCCCGTGAAGCCCTGGCCGCCGAGAAGGCCCGCCGCGAGGCACTGACCGCGACCGCCGCCAAGCTCAAGCTGGCCGGCGCCGAGGTCGAGGCGCTGCTGAACGACTCCGCCGTGACGGTCGAGCAGGGCCGCGAGCGCCTGATCGACCTGGCCGCCGCCAAGGCGGACGCCACGGCAGGCAGCGCGCACGTCGCCGTTCCGCTGACCGTCGGCACCTCGGCCATCGACCACGCGCACGAGCAGATCGTCGAGGCCCTATGCGCCCGCATCGACCCGAACTACAAGCCCGACGCCAAGCTGGCCGCCGGCGTGCAGCGGTGGCAGCACCGCCGCCTGCCCCGCATGGTCGAGGAACTCGCCCGCGTGCAGGGCATCGAGCTCGGCCATCTGCCGGAGCGCGAGATCGCGCGCATGGCCATCACCGGCCGTGGCATGGAGCGCCTGACGCACACGTCGAGCGACTTCCCCTACCTGCTGGCCTCCGCGCTCAACAAGGTACTGGCGCTGAATTACGCCGAGGCCCCGCGCACCTTCGCGCCGTGGACCCGCAGCTACACCACGCCCGACTTCAAGCAGATCAGCCTGCTTGGTCTGAGCGAGGCCGATGACCTCGTGGCCATCCCCGAGGCCGGTCCCTTCCCGCTGAAGAGCTTGAGCGAGGCCCGCGAAGTCGTGACGCCTGCCAAGTACGGCCACGCGCTCGCGCTGTCGTGGGAGATGATGATCAACGACGACCTTGGCGCCTTCCAGGCGGCGTCCGGTCTCATCCGTACCGCCGCCCTGCGGCTCGAAGAGAGCACGGTGTATGGCATCCTGAACAACAACGGCAACATGCGCGACGCGGTGGCGCTGTTCCACGCGAACCACGCGAACCTCGCGGGCGCGTCGGCCATCACCCCTGCCACCATCGCCGAGCTGCAGGGCTTCATCGAGGTCCAGACCGGCCTCGCCGGCAAGGGCAAGCTCGGGCTCGTCGGGCGCTACCTGATCGGAACCCCCGGCACGCTGCGCAAGTGGGACGCGTTCATGAGCGCGCAGTACAAGCCCACGTCGGCCTCGGTGGCCCCGACCACCGACCAGATGGGCCTGACTCCCGTGGCCTCGGCGCACGTCAGCGGCACCAAGTACTTCCTGGTGTGCGACCCGATGCAGGCGCCGACCGTGTACGCCATCCGCCTGCAGGGCTACGAGTCGCCGACGGTCGAAGAGATCGACCAGCCGATGAACGACTCGCGCATCTACAAGGTTCGCCACGTCTTCGCGGCCAAGGCCGGCGACTGGCGCGGCATGGCCTACAACCCCGGCGCGTAGTGACTGACTGAGCCGGGGGTCGGCGACGGCCCCCGGCCTTCCTTCGGAGGTCGAAGATGGCGAAGAACCAGGTGATCTACGGCACGTCGCAGACGCGCGTGCTGCCGTCGGCCGGCGCCCTGACCGCGGGCGACCCCTATTACCTAAACGGCGTGCTGTACGTCGCCCTGTGCGACGCGTCCGGGGCGGCGGTGGACACCGCTTTCGCCATCGACGGCGTGTGGACCCTGCCGGCGACGGCGCTCGAGGCGTGGACGAAGGGCGACGCACTGTACTGGGATCCTGGCACCTCGAAGCTCACCAACGTCGCGGGAGCCCTCGTGCGCGTCGGGACGGCCTACGCGGCGAAGTCCAACGGCGCGAGTTACACCACTGGGCAGTGCGACCTGCAGGTCGGCGCGTAGCCCAACGAGCGCAGAAGGAGCGACACCATGGCGACAAACGTCAAGTACGGCAGCACCGACATCCTCAACTACGTCGCTCCGTCCGCGGCGACGACGGGCACGCCCATCCTGATCGGCGGCGTGCTGGTGGTGCCGCTGGAGTCCGCCGACACCGGCGCGACGTTCGCGGCCCAGGTGCGCGGGCGCGTGTACATCGGCAAGACCTCGGCGCAGGCATGGACGCAGGGCGACCAAATCTATTGGAACGCCGGCACCAGCCTGACCACCAACGTGCAGACCGGCCTTCTTCGCGCCGTCGGTATCGCCGGCGAGGCCGCCGCGAACCCGTCGAGCTACGGGTATGTCGACCTGGGCGTTGGCGTCGAGGCCGACAGCGACGTCGGCACGCTCAAGGCGGACCTGGCCAGCACCGCCACCGGCAAGGGCACCGCTCTGATCGGTGATGAGGTGAGCGGCGGAACCCTCAAGGCCAAGCTCGACACCTGCACCACGCAGGCCGCCGCGGCGGCTGGCGCCGGTACCATCCCGGCCTATGCTGGCGCCTCGCGCGTGCTGACGGACTCGCTGGTGGTCGCGGCGAACCTGCCGCAGATGGCCGCTGCGGGTGGCGCCGGAGAACTGCTCTACACCGCGGCGGCCGACCGCGCTGTCGCGAAGGCCGGAATCACGAAGGCCAACCTCACCAAGGTCGGCGTCGGTGTGACCGTGACGGCAGGCGCGGAGGTTGTCAACGAGCGCCAGCTCACCATCGCCGTGACTGGCCCGGACGGCGCCGCCGTCACCGGCAAGCAGTGGGTGATGCTGTACACCTCCGCCACGGACCAGGGAGCCGGCGCGGCCATCCTGGACACCGGCATTTCCGCCGTGTCGACGGGCACGCTGGTCGCCGACATGACGGCGACCGCCGGCTTCGGCGTCCTGCTGACCGACGCGACGGGTGCCCTGGTCTGCAAGCTCAAGCACGCGGCTGGCGCTCTGACGTGCTATGCGATGGCCACCTGTGTGCACGGCATCGGCTCCGTGAACTGCGACTTCGCCGCCTAGCACGAGGCAAGCATGACCTGGGCGACGGCGCTCGACAGGCTGAACGGCACGGTGCGGGACACGTTCCCGGCCGCGGCCGTCCATACGCCCGTCGGCGGTGTCGCCCAGGCGTGCACCGTCGTTCACGACTTCCGCTGGCTCGAGGTCGCCGCCGCCGATGGCCAGACCGTCAGCGCCCAGAGACACACCGCTTTCGTGCGTATCGCGGACCTCTCGACCGCCCCGGCGCAGGGTGACACGCTGACCATCTCCGACGGAGAGGCACCTGGTAACTACGAGGTGGTGGACGTCCAGCGTGACGGCGGAGGCGGAGCGACGCTCGTGCTGTTCGAGGCCGTGAGCGGCGGGGAGTTGACGCCATGACCACCACGCCGCAGACCATCGTCGCGGCAACTGCCGCGGTGCTCGGAGCCGCAGGGCTACCAGGCTCGCCGACGATCCATCCGTGGCGCCTGTTGCCGTTCGCTGACACGATGCCTACAACCATCGCGGTGCTTGCCAACCAGGCCACCGATGCGCCGACGAGCGAAACGCACGGGCCTGCGTCGTTCGCGCGAACGCAGACACTCTCCATCATTGCCGTGCTCGCGCAGACCTCGACGGACGCGGACCTCGGGCTGGCCGCCGTGACGATGCAGGAGGCCATTCTCGACGCCCTCTTTGCCGACGAGGCATGGTGTGGCCAGTGGCTCCGCGTGGCCAATGTGGACGCGAGCATTGACCCCGATCGCAGCAGCGACGTACGCCGCGCCGCGGTGCTCATCACGATCCGCGGGGAGTACAGCGTCACGCGGGCGTTCGCCGATCCAGACGGCGTGTGCGACCTGATCACCTACGAAAACGACGAACAGGCCGGCGGTGAACTGCACGGCCAGACGGAGGCGTGATCATGCCTCGATTCGGTTCGATGGTGCTGATTCGCCCGACGCGCGACGGCTCCGCAATGCTCCCTTCCGGGCGCATGGTGCCAGAGACCGGCGCGCGCGTGGCCTGGAGTCTCATGCTGGAGCGGCAACGCCGCGCCGGCTCCCTCACGGTCGAGCCCTTGGAGGCTCTGTCCGAGACTGACACCGACGCCAAGGCCGCCAAGCCGAAGCGCATGACGAAGGAGGGCTGAAATGGCAGCGCCTGCATTCCCCGCGACCATCCGCCAGCCCGGCGTCTACGGCCTGACCGACGACAGCCGCGCGAACACCGCCAGCGGCGCCCCGAAACCCGTCTACCTCATGGCGGAGTATAGCGCCCTAGGGACCGGCTACGCCGCCGACACGGCATACCTCGTTGGCTCGGCCTCCGAGGTCGCAGACATCGCCGGCAACGGCTCCGCCCTGCACCGCATGGCCGTGGCCTACTTTGCCGGCCGCCCCTCCGGCGTGCCGGTGTACGCCGTGCCGGTGGCCGCGTCGTCCGGTGGCGCCGCCGCGACTGGCAAGATTACCGTCACCCTCTCGTCGGGCTCCACCGCCGATATCGACTGCGTGCACGTCGTCCGCATCGCCGGCCAGGACTTTGCAGTCAACGTGACCGCCGGCATGAGCGTCACCAACATCGCAGACCTGTTCGACGCTCTGACGGCCAGCACGTCTTACCCCGTGACCGCGGCGAACGTGGCCGGCGTCATCACGCTGACCGCCAGGCACAAGGGCGAGCTCGGCAACCAGATCAAGATCGAGTTCGACCCCGACGGCGCCCCGGACGGGTCGAACGTCGTCTTCACCCTGACCAACGCAATGGGCCACCTCGCCGCTGGCTCCGGCGTCCCGGACTACTCCGCGGCGCTCTCCGCCATCGCCGAGGCCGAGTGGGATCTGCTGGTCATGTACGGCGTCGACACCGACCCCTATACCGACTGCCACGCGATCCTCAACGACACGAACGGGCGCTGGTCGTACAACCGCCGACAGGACGGGCACGTCGTGAACCCCATTGCGGGAACGCTGGCCACCATCGTGGCGTGGGCCGGCTCCGAGACGGCGACCTACCCCTGGCTCACGATGCACGGGCTCGAGGGCGTCGCCGCCGGCACGAACGCCCTGTGGGGAACCCCGCCGTGGGAAATGGCTGGCGCCATCGCCGCCGCCATGATGACGTGGAGGATCGGCAACACCTCGCGTGCCTGCGAAGACCGCGCCATCATCGAGTCCACCGACTGGCACATGGACCCGCCGCCTGACGCCAGCCGCTGGGCGTTCGACGACCGCGACGCCATTCTGGCCGCCGGTGCCGCGACGCTGTACTACGATGCCGTCGGCGCCCCGCGCCTCCAAGTCACGCGCACCACGCAGGTGACGACTCCTGACGGAGCCCCGACAAACGCCTACGAGATGTGGCGCACGCGCGTCATCCTCTCGGACTTCGGTGCCACCCAGCGCGCGCGCATCAAGTCGGAGTTCCAGACGGGCGGAGCGAAGCCCTCGACGACGCGTATCCTGCGCGCCATCAAGGCCAGCCTGTGCGCCATCTATCGCCAGTTCTGCGACGACGAGCGCATGGACCCCGACAGCTTCGCGACCTACGCCGCAAGCGTGAACGTGGCCCGCAACGGCACGGACGCCAACCGCGTCGACATCCTCGACGAGCCGCAGGTGAGCGGCACGGCCTCGAAGATCACCATCCGCAACATGTTCCGCCTGATCTAGGAGGTGCCCCATGGCCGACACGACTCCCATCGGAGGGCTCGAATCCTTCCGCGTCGATGACACCTTCTACTCGGTCGCCGATGGCTCGGACGTGACGTTCGCTCCGGCGCAGACCAAGGCGGAGAGCGTGCCGAGCCTCATGGGCACCGCCGGCTACTCCGAGGTGCCTGTCGTGCAGTTCATCGAGGCCGAGGTGCTGTGCACGCCCGAGCAGTACAGCGTGCTCGTGGCCAAGCGCGACGCCACGGTCAGCGCCAGCAACCGCGCGGGCGCGTCGTGCACCGGCGCCGGCATGTGGTTCGCTGGCGACCCCTCCTACGCGATGAACGCCGGCAAGGCGACGGTGCGGTTCGAGGGCGTGCGCGTCGACGTGGTCCCGGCGTAGGGGTGAGAGATGGGGCGCATCGAGGTCTCGCTGCCGCATCCGATCCGCGTGCCTGGGAATGACGCCTGCGGGACGCTCATCCTCGACGAGCCCGTCGGCAAGCACTTCCGCACGCTGGAGCAGCTCGGCAACATCAACGCTTCTCCTGCTCGCCCTCGGTCGACCATCCTCGACATCGTCCTGGTGTGCTCCGCCGATCCTCCGCTGACGCCGCCCATCGTCGATTCTCTCGACGCCGAGAACATCGAGGCTGTGTCGGAGGCCATGCTCCCTTTCTTCAAGCGTGGCAGGAAGGGTCGTGGAAACGGCTGATAGGCATCATCGTCTGGGTGCACGGCTGGCGCCCTGACGACGCTCTCTCGCTAACGCTGACAGACCTGGCCTGGTGGCTGCAACTGCGCGCCGAGGTGGCCGGTGGCCAAAAGCCCTAAACTAAAGGTCGAAATCACCGCGACGGATCATCTGTCGCGCGAGTTGACCGCCGCAACAAGGCGCGTGACTCGTGCTGCTCACGTCATGCGCAACGTTGGCGGAGGGGCGGCAAAGGCTCTCGGCATCGGGATGGCCGCTGCCGGAGCCGCGACCTGGGCGGCGTATAAGGCCATCAAGTCGTACAGCGACGAGGCAGACAGCCTCTCGGAAGCCTCGAAGAAGATTGGCATCAGCGCCGACGAGTTGCAGACCCTCGCCTTCGCCGCAAAGCGTTCCGGCATTGAGATGGACGGCCTCCAGTCGATGCTCGGCACCTTCTCCGCGAACCTCGGAAAGCTCTCCGCTGGAAAGGGCAAGCTGGCCGCATTCATCAAGACGATTAGCCCGGCGTTCCTCAAGCAGTTGCAAGGTGCTGGCTCTCCCGCAGAGGCCATCGATCTCATGTTCGGTGCCATCGAACGCGCCGAGACTCCCGCGAAGAAGGCGGCCCTCGCGGTAGCAGCGTTCGGCGGCGAGGGCGAGAAACTTCTAGACCTCCTGGCCAACGGGCGCGACGGGCTCAACGCCACGCGTCGCGAGTTCTACCTCTTCGGGCGTGCCATCACGTCGGTCGAGGCCGGGGCCGCCGAGAACTTCAACGACGCCGTCGACAACGTCTGGACGAGCCTGGAGGGCGTGCGCAACGAGATCGGCGCCAACCTCGTGCCTGTCCTAACGCCGCTCGCGAACGAACTGGCGCGGGCTATCTCCGGTGAGCGCGCGCAGCTTGCCCAGCGCATCGCGACCGCCGCAGGCGACATGGCCGTATGGCTGCAAGAGGTCGATTGGTCTGCGGTCGGCCAGGGAATGGCCGACTTCGGTTCTGCCGCCTGGAACGTTGCAGACGCTCTGGCCGAGGTCGTCGGGAACCTCGACATCATCGTAGACCGCACGGGCGCGGTGCAACGCCGCTTCGAGCAGGAACGCGCGCCGGTGGCCAAGGCGGCCTTGGCGCGAGCCGCGGAAGGGGCCGCATCGCTGACGCGCGAGCCGCAGACGCTCGAAGACGCTCTTGCGCAGGCCAACACGGCGCGCAAGGGGCAGACCGGACACGTCTCGTTCGTCCCGGGAGCCATCTCCGACGAGGTCGGCATCGGCACGCTCGCACTTCGGCAAATCGGGGACTGGATGACGCGCACTGTCGCGAGCCCAGTGCAGCGCGTCGACGGCGACATCGTCATCCGCGTCGAGGGCAATACCGACAAGGTGCGCTCCGTCCGCACGCATTCGCGCGGACCCGTCGGGATGCGCAACGACACCGGGCGCAGGAGTATGCCGTGACCACCTGGCTCCGCAATGCCCGCAAAGCCTCTTTCCGCGGCGTCCCGCTTCCCGGCGTGGACGGCGTGTCTAGCGAGGGCAACCCGCGCACCGCGGAGCACGAGTACCCCGGCATTGCCGGCGGGTGGGTCGAGCACCTAGAGCGCGGCCTCCGCACTTGGTCGCTGACGTGCACCGTCACGGGCACCGGCTACATGACCGAGCGCGACACCCTCGAAGCCGCCCTCGACGTCCCCGAGCCTGGCCTGCTGGTGCACCCGACCCGCGGCGACATCATGGCCTCCGTCGTCGCCCCGTACACGGTCGACGAGCGCGACGGGACGGCCACATTCCGCATCACCTTCCGCGAGTCCGGCCGCCCCGCGCCTGTCGCGCCAGGCAAGCCGTCGGCTGGCTCGGCGCTGCTGTCGCGCGTCGAGGCCACGCTCTCCGCAGTCGGCGGCTACTTCGCGGATGCGTTCAGCGTCGACATCCTCCCGTCGTGGGCTCGCGCCGAGACGATCCAGGCCGTGACGGATCAGGTGACGGCCATCCGCGATGCCATCACCGGACCCGTCGGCGCGGTCATCGCCAACGCCTCCGACATCGTGCAGGCCACGCGCGACCTGGAAGACGAGATCGCGACGCTCATCGACACGCCTGACGTTCTGGCCGCGCGTTTCGAAGAGGTCATCCGCCAGGTGCAGCACCTAGGCGTCTACCGCCTGCTCTCCGCTGACGCCGGCCTTCCAGACCCTGCGACGATGGGAACGCCGACGGAGCAGACCGTCGCCGATGACATCGCCTACGCCGCGCGCCTCCAGATGCGCCAGGTGCTCGCGTGCTGGGGAGAGACTGTGCAGGGCACGACGTGGGCCAGTTACGACGACGCCCAGCGCGAGGCTGACTACCTCATCGGGCGCATCGGCGCAGAACTGGACTTCGCCACGGACGACGAATACCAGGCCCTCGTCGACCTTCGCGTGGCAGTCTCGGCGTACCTGGCCGCCCAGGCCAAGCGCCTGCCGCGCCTGCGCACCGTAGTGGCCTCGTCGCCCGTCTCGTGCATCGAACTCGCGTGGCGCTACCACGCAGACGCCGACCGAGCCGACGAGGTGCGCGACCGCAATGACGCTCTCGACTGCGGCTACGTCACCGGCGACGTGCTGCTACTGGGGGCATAATGGCAGACCGCATCATCCTCACGGTTGACGGGCTGGAATACAGCGATTGGGAGCAAGTCGAGGTGCGCCGCTCTCTCGAAGACGCGGCCTCTTCGTTCAGCCTCACTTCCGCCGAGCGCTCCGCGCGCCTCGGGCCTCCCATCGCCATCCGCCCCGGCTCTGCGTGCGTCGTGGCCATCGACGACGGTAGTCTGAGCCTGCCAGTTGTCACCGGATACGTTGACGACTGCGAGATCAGCACCGACCGCGACGCGCACAACGCCAGCGTCACGGGGCGCAGCAAGACGGCAGACCTCATCGACTGCGTCGCCGACGTGCCCTACACCCTGCGAGGCGTTACGCTGTTGCAGGCCGCCAACGCTCTCGGGGCGCCCTACGGCGTCATCGCCACGGAGAGCCCATCCGGCGCAAGCGGTGCGCCACTGGACCTCCTGAAAGTAGAGCCAGACGAGCGCGTTTTTGAGGCGCTGGAGCGCGCCGCCCGCTCTCGTAACGCCCTGCTGCACGACGACGGCGAAGGCCAGTTGGTAATCCGCCAGGTGACTGACCCCGGCGCGACCGTCGCCACGCTTACGATGCCCGGCAACATCGAGCGCGCCACGCTGCGCACGTCGGCGTCTGGCCTGTTCACCAATTACGAGGCAATCGGGCAGGCATCAGGGCGAGACCGCGACAACTTCACGCCCGCAGACCTGTCCCGCGCCGGGTACGCCGAGGACGACACGCTTGCGCGTTACCGCCTCCTGCGCGTGATGCTGGAGGGCAACGTCACCCAGGCGTCTTCCACCGACCGCGCACGCTGGGAGGCCGCCACGCGCGCCGGGCGTGCGACGCTCTACACCTGCACCGTCACGGGCTGGCGCATCGACATCGACGGAGACGTCTGGGAGCCCGGGATGCTCGTGCACGTGGCAGACGCATACCAGGGCGTGGACGCCGACCTGCTGCTGGTAGACGTGTCGTTGACCTATGGCCCAGACGGCACGCGCGCCGAGCTGAGCCTGGCCCCTCTCGCCGGCTACCTGCCCGAAAGCCCCGTGGAGTACGAGGCCGCGCGCGCGTCGAGGCCCGTTGCGCGCCGCAAGGCACAGGGAGGCATCAACCTGTGGCACGAGCTGGACAAGCCAGTCGAGGTGACGCCGTGAGCGACTCGCCTCGCGTCCTGGCCATGCGCGTCGCCGGCGCCGTCCTGCGCGGGTTCATTACCGCCACGGACGAGGCAAAGCGCTTGCGGCAGGTGTGGACGAGCCTCCGCTGGGGGGAGGATACCGAAGCGTTCGAGCACGTCGAGCCCTACGGATTCACGGCTCGCCCGTTTGCGGGAGCCGAGGCCGTTGCCGTGCGCGTTGGTGCCGCGGCCGACCACACCATCATTCTCTGCACGCCAGACGGGCGTTACAGAATCAAGACGCTCGCGGAGGGCGAGGTGGCACTGTATGATGACCGCGGCTCCGTGGTGCGCCTTGGGCGCGACGGTATCCACGTCAGCGCCACGGGCGTATGCAACGTGACGGCGAGCGGGAACTGCACGGTCAACGGGGCGAAAGTGCTTTTCGGGGGGGCGACTGGCGATCCTTCGGAGGCTGTGCTATACGGCTCCCCTGGCTCCCCGACCCCATCGACCAAGGTGTTCACCGGGGCGTAGCGCCGGAGGCTGAATGTCGCACACAAAGAAAAAGCGTGGCATCGTCGGCATCGGCGCCAATGGCGGCCCTGCCCGCGATATCGGCCTGACTGGCGACGCCCGCACCATGCCGCTCGTGCAAGAGGTGGCCGAGGTGCTGCTGTTCAGCGACGCGCGAGCCTCGGATGGCATGCCGGCAGGTGACGATCCGCGCGGATGGTGGCACGACACGTACACCGACGAGCCGACCGGTTCGACTATCTGGACCTTCCGCGGAGCTCCTTTGTCGGATGACACCCTGCGCGGAGTCGAGCAGGCGGCCGAGCGCGCCCTAGCCGTGATGGTCTCCGATGGTCTATGCGCCTCGGTATCGGCAGAGGCGTCGCGCTCCGAGGGGCGGCTACATCTCGACGTCACCATCACCCGCGGCGACGGCACCGCGGAAACGCTCACCTGGCCCGACGTCTGGGCCGGTGTCTAGGAGGCACCATGCCGCGCTCGGTAAACGGCTTCTCACTGCCGACACTCTCGGAAACGGTCAACAGCATCCGCGGCGACCTGCAAGCGCAGTTCCCTGGCGAGGACCCCTACATTCGCGGTGCCGTCTGGTGGGTGGTCGCGGCCGTGTGGGGCTCCGCGGTATACACCGTAATCACCATGCTCGCCTGGCTTGCGCGCGAGCTATTCGCATCGACAGCGACCGAGACCTACCTTGCCCGCCACGCGGCAGAGTACGGCGTCGAGCGCAACCCGGCGACGGCTTGTGCCGTGACGGTAGAATTCACCTGGACGGCGACGGGGCACGATATCCCCGCTGGCACCGTGCTCGTCGCTGACGATGGTACGGAGTACACCACCGACGCGCTCATCTCGGACCCAGGCGGCTCCTACCCCGATAATGCGAGCGGAGCGGCCACGGCGAGCACCAAGGGCCTTGCCGCATCCGTCGCAGTCGGCGGAACGCTGACCCTACAGACGCCAATCGCTGGTATCACCTCCGCTGGCGAGGTGACGGATTCGACGCCTGGCGCAGACCAGGAAGGCGTCGAAGAGTGGCGCGACCGCATCCTCGCCGCAAAGCGCACCATTCCGCACGGCGGGACGCTGGCAGACTTCGAGGCGTGGTGCCTGGAGGTCGATGGCGTCGAGCAGGCCTGGGTGTCAAAGGCTGCTGCCGGCTCCGTGCTGGCTGTCATCGACCCGTCGGCCTACGACTCCGCCGTCCAGGCCTATGTCGACAGCGTGCGGCCAGTCAGCGGCGAGTTCACCGCCGTCGGCTCGAACGACGACGCCGTCAACATGACCATCGACGGAACGCTCGACGGGACCGTCGCGAAGGCGACTGTGCGTGCGAACATCGTGGCCGCCGTCGAAGAATTGTACGCTCGCGAAGGAGTGCCGGGTGGAACCATCTACAACTCCGACGTGAGGCAGGCCATAGGCTCCGCTGCCGGCCTCGACCACTACTCTCTGACGTCATACAACGGCGACGGCACCGGGGCGAGTGACTACACCAGCACCTCGCCGGATATCCCCGTCATCGGGACCGTGACCTGGGCCGGGGGCCTGGCATGACCCTACTGAAGACCACCGACGACGTCGTCGCCCTGCTTGCGCGTCTGTCGCCGCGTGGTGATGGGTGGCGCCCGACGTCGGGCAGCCGCTGGGAGAGGTTCCTACGCGCGTGCTCCGGCACACTGGCCAACCGCATCAACGATGGCGACGTGCTCCTGCGCGAGGCCATCCCTGACGGCGTAGACTACCCGGATCAGACACTCGCTGCGTGGGAGTCCGAGTTCGGCATCCTGGCCGAAGGCACCGAGATCGAGAGGCGCGCGGCCCTGCTCGCCCGCCTGCGCGCCTCTGGCGGCAACAGCGAAGCGTACTTCGTCAGCCTTGGCGCCGCGATGGGGCTGACCATCACCATCGTCAAGCATTCCCCGTGGATGTGCTCGCGTCCGCCGTGCTACCCGATGCGCGCAACGTGGATTCGGTTCGTGTGGACCGTGCACGGACCTGCTGCAGCGACGGCGGAAAAGCAGGCGGCCCTCATTGCGCTCATCACCAAGTACGCCCCGGCGACCGATACGGTGCTGTGGGCCTGGGACTTGTAGGAGGCACCATGCGAACGGCATACGGGTACAGCGGAGCGGTCAATCGCACAACGGCGCTCGCCGATGATCAGGTTGCGACAACGGGCATCAGCCCGGACCCCGGCGCGCATTACTGGACGTGCGACCCGGACGGAGGCGGAGCCGCGGCGACCACGCCCGCGGATGCGCAGTGGCTCAACTCCATCACCGAGGAGCTCGTCTACCTGCTCGGGCTATTCGGCGCCAGCCCCGACGAGGACGACAACACGCAGCTCGGGACGGTGCTCGGGCCGGTGCGGGCGATCGTCAGCGGAAGTTCCGAGGCAAGCGGTTCGACGATACACAAGCGTATCGGGGCGGCAAACTACGGTGACGTCGTCGCGAGCGGAGTGCAGTCGTCTGCTATCGGATGCTGGGGCGGCGGCGGAACCATTGAAGCGTCCGGCGTTCAGTCTTCCGTGAAAAGCTGCATCACCGCAAGCACCGCCACCATCACGGCGTCCGGGAATCAGAGCACCGTCGAAAACGCATCTGCTGGCGGAACTGGCGGAAGCATAACCGCCAGCGGAGCAGACTCGGCGGTTCGAGGATGCGCAGTCGCAGACGGCTCCGAGATGACAGTTTCAGGGCGCGAGGCGCAGGCCATCGGGTGCAGGGCGTCGAGCGGCCAGTATCTGCGAATCTCTGGCGATCATGCGATGGCGATTGGCGTGGAGACCGTCGGCGACCTCGATATCGACGCGAACCACGTCATCTGTCTCGGAATGGACGGATGGGCATCGCCTCATCAAACCGTCGGAGTCACCGACAGCGATCAGGTTTACGGCGGGAAGGGCAGCGCGCGCACCTGGCGCATAGACGCCGCGAACGGGCGCTTCTACGCGCAGACCGCCGGCACGACCATCAGCACCAACGGCTATGTGGACAACTCCGGCAGCGGAACGGCTGGCTTCAACAGCAACGGCGCCGACTACGCCGAGTCCTTCCCGCTGCTGAACCCCGGCGAGCCCCTTCCGCCGCGCCGCCTCGTGACCGCCTTCGGTCGCCGCGTGCTGCTCGCCAATGCCGGCGACCGCATCCGCGGCGCCGTGTCGACCTGCCCCGCCGTGCTGGGAGACAACCCCGAGGACGGGAGTCACGAGAATCCGCGCGAGTGGTGCCCCGTGGCGCTCGTCGGCCAGGTCGAAGTCGAGACCCTCGGTGAC